TGTAGGACATAAGTTCCGACAGTAGTAGATGGGAAAAGTGCAATGTTATGTGTAGTAAATGTACGCACAGTACCTGCATTCAGAGTCGCAATTTTAATTGCTGTTTTCCATCTATATATAACAGCATGTTCTGTTGCTATACTCGTTGCCACAGTCGGATTACCAATTGTAATGCTCACACCACAATCTTTAACTAAACCATAAGCCCATCGTCCAGCTGTGTTATTATTAACAGTTAGAACTAGAGGACGTACAAATTCTAATCGACTTGAACAAAAGTATCCAGCTGTATTACCATTGCTATGACATTGGTTGTTTAACATTTAAGAAAGGTACTAGTATACCACCTGCTCCAGAACCTGATGCAGAAGGGTTTGCACTTATGTCAAATCGATTGTAAATCATATGGTCACCGTTTGTACCTGGGTTTTCCTGTTGTACTGTGATCATAGTATCGTTAACCTCTTCAGTTCTATTATATTCAGATTTACATACAATAGGAATAGGATCGTTACCATCAGCACCATGATGAACAGCAGGTATTTGGTTAATATAAATATCTAACCAGTCAGGATCATACATAAAAGTAGTCGTTTGTGAACTACCAAGTAAATTTCCATACCAAGAAACAAATACTCTAGAAAGTTTACCACTTAATGAAGACATCCAATTACTAGTTGTGAAACCTGTACTAAATTGTACGCCGGTCCAAACATCAGGATAATTTGAATTACTAAAAGTAGTACCTAATAGATCAACGCAATATTTTATTCCTCTTCCATTAGCATATAGACTTGTAGTATCCGTTAAAACGTATCTATCAAGAACTGCTTCATAAGAGAAAGGAACGGGAGAGAATAGAGCGACTGGTGCAGTATTCGAATTGTCAGTGGTTTGATAGATTCCAGATAAGAATTGAATCTCTTCTATCATTCTAGGAGGAATAGCATACATTTGTAATCTACTTTTAAGCTGCCCTAGAAGAATTAAATCCTCAGCACTAATAATAGTTCGAAGTCTATCGATACAGGTATTAGGAGTATTATTTTTCGCATATTCCAAAATGTTTGTATAAAAATAGTATGTTTGAAGACACAATGCAATAGTGTTCAAATAACAAGAAATGTTAATTGCTGGGAAATATTGACTTGCTCTAGCGTCAAATTTTGTTGTTGCTGTAATAATTGACTGAGTCTGAATATTAAAAGTATCCCATGACGTATCCCCTTCTTTAGTAGGAAGACGATAGTCCGCGTTTTGCATGTAAGCAGTCATTCCACCAGTCTGGCCACTTCCGTTTGAATTATTGATTGTATTGGTATACATACAATTATCAATAGGAAGTTGTCTAGAGAAATTAACTACTGGGTGTTGTCCATCAGCAAAATAGAAATCACCCTCTTTAGCGAATGAATTTGATCTGTTAGTTATTGATGTAGCTCGAGTACCACTACGAGAAGTACCACTACTACCAGCTTCTGATGTTTCAATATTAGTTTTGTTAGTGCTATCTAACAATTTATTAATATTACCAACAAATTCATCAGCTTTAGTATCAATAAATTCACCACCTTTATCCATGGCAGTTTGTGCGGTTTCAGCTAATGTACTGCGAAATCTATTGACCGCAACATCTTTTAGTGCATTACCGACATTACCGGCTACATCGGCAATAGCTTGACCAGCTTGGTTAGCTACTACGCCAGCAATTCCGGC